AAACTGTTTGTGAAGAACCAAGTTTTAAATTTGTTGGAGCTGGCAAACCTATATTAACTGGGCCAGCTGCGGGTGTTACACCAGAATTACCGCCCGAGCCTGTTGCTACTGATAGCGGGCTAAAATTTTCAGAAGCATACAGGGATACCAAATCTAAATCTGAACCAACATAGCTAAGAAACTGTGAATCTGGAACTACTATTACATTTCCTGCCCCATATAAAGCTTCTAATTTTGCTCTGCCCAATGGGGTGTTATTTGGATCACTTTTAGCAATAACAAATTTACCTCTGGCCCCAGGGGTCAACGGATATATGTATTTGTTATTTTCTGTAGTATTCACTAACTAACTCCTTTAACAATACCAATTATATCATTTTAAGCTTATTTTAGGTAAATGTACCCGTGGCACTTTCCCACGCACCGTTATATGTATTGCCATCTTTACCAATGACAACTTGTCTTATTCTAAAATAAAGCTGCCCAGTGTTGCTTGTTTGAACGATATAATATCTACCACTTCCGCCATTTGGGGATGATAAACTACTGCTAGACAATAATGTTCCGCTTGAACTTGAGCCTCTTCTTAATTCCCATTGCCAAGTGTAGCTATTAAAATCTCCCGCTGGATCAGCACCAAACCACCAGAAAGAACCACCAGTTGCGTGTACTGTTTTGCCTGTTGAGTCTTCATGATAATTTTCTGCATAGGGGAATTCTATATCTGGAGTTGGGTTAATATAAGTTGATCCTCCCGAGTTGGTTGTTTGAGTTGGGATTGTATAGGATATTGTAGCTGATTGATTACCAGGAATACTTCCAAGTCCCGCCAAGAACGGCTGAACACTTATTTCAACAATCTCTCCTGGTTTAAAAAGACCCTGATAAGTAGTATCTGTAAAGTTTATATTGTCTGTTGTGGTAAATGGTGGTTCTCCTACGGCTGGTCCCGTTACAGAACCAGTATAATTTACAAGATAAGAACTAAATGCTGAGTTACCTGTCCAATTTACAGTTATATTACTTCCTGGAGTTACTGAAACATTTGTTGGTGTTGGAGCATTGCTTTGAGTAACGGCCGCCGTTGTATAAGGGCTAATGTCACTTTGACCTGCAGAGTTTAATGCATATATGTTTACAGCATATTGTTGTCCAGCCGCAAATTTAGTATTGCTAACTTCACTACCGATAACATACACATAGTTACCTGAGCCATCTTTAGTTAATTGAGAGACTTGAGGTGTAAATATTGCAGTAGTATTTGGAGTACCTGCTTGATCTGGGTTTACTTGAATTTTATATGAAGTAGGCGGGTTTCCACTAGAGTCTGGAATGATTGTTAAAGTCATTGTTATTGTTCCATCAGAATTAGTAGTATATGGAACATAATTTGTTGTTAGTACTGGTATTGCTGGAACATTTGGGGTAGCTGTAATATTACCAGCTACAAAATTAAATGTCATAGCTTTACCAGAAGTTACTACACCATTTGTTGAATTTTTTGGTGTTACTGTTACTGTATATGTTTGACCGTTTTCCAAACCGCCGCCATTAATTGTTAGTGGGTCGCCAGTTATCCCCGCACCAGAGAATGCCAGTTTATAAACAGAGCTTGGATCTGGGTATGTTAAATTGACTCCGCTTCTGTTATCTGGACGTTGAGTCGCTCCCCCAGTTAATGTATAATCAAACAAATTACTATTAGTTGGTTGAGTCCAGTTCAAATAAACATCTTGATTTTTATTAGTTGGGTCATAATAACTGCTTTGTAAATATAAATCAATGATAGCTCCAACTGTTGGTGCTACTGCTTTATAGGTATACCCATAATAATTTGCTGTAGTATATATTGTGCTACCAAAAGCCAGGGTGATATTTACAGCTCCCGCCGCATGAGGTGGGGTTTGAACGGTAACAGTTGTTGGATTTACATAAGTAACGTTATAAGCCTGTTGTGTTCCAAAAAATACTGTGGGTAAAGAACTTGAAGTAAACCCACTACCACCAGTTATTGTGATAACATCTCCGCCCGTTACGGAGCCAAATGCTGGTGACAAAGAAATTTTTGCAGATGTGTTTGAACTTATTGCTGTAGGGTAAGGGAATCTTGTAGGTTTTGAATCTACTCCTGTTCCATTATAAGTTATTTGATTTAATATAAGCTCAGTTACAAGACCTTGTTTAAATGTTTGAGTAACACTCTGTACAAAAAAGTTCAAATTAACCATATTTTTTAATGAATAAGTTAAAGAAACAACATCCCCGACTTGAATTAATGGATCACCGAATACTGTAATCTGTATGTCTTTACTAAATGCATCTGTAGCATCTGATAAAACCTTTAATATTGATTCTGCAGAATTTTTAGATTGCACCCAGTCAGACTGTAGTTCAATTACTTCGTTGATGTTTTGTGGGTTTAGTATTCTTTCAATGGTTTGTTGATCTGTTAAAACAATCATATTTCTTGAAAACAATGCAAACTGTGCAGATACAGCTTGCTTATCCTCTGTTCCAGTTTTTGTCCAAACTGAATAGGGCGAATTATTAACTAATGCAAATTTTGCTCTGAAGCCAGTGCTGGCAATTGATGAATATTGTATAGCGTCATCATAAACAGATATCCAGTTAGACGTTGAGTTACTTGTATTATTAGGGTTAAGTACTGCATTAGGATCTGTATAATAAAGATTATACATAACCTTTAATGGCTCTACGCCTGATGAAGGAGTGGTGCTTAACTGAACATCATAAAGATTAAGTCCAATAATTTGTGGCTGTGCTTGAATCATGCAGAATTTTTCAATAATTCTTTTATTAGCAACAAGATTATCAAGAAAATTAAAAGACTGAAAATGATAACTAATCTTGTCATCAAGAGCAGTTTCGCAAGCATATATCTCGGCAAATTCTACAGTAGAAGAAGCAGAACCGTCTCCGTGGGCATACACTCCAAATTTAGTACCCACCTGAGCCAAAATATCAGAACTTAAATATGTATTTATTCTATGATTATTTATATAAATAACAATATGGTTATCATAAACAAAATCTTTATATGTTGTTCCGTCTGGGGCAGTAATTGTTTGATAGACATAGTTATTATTTGAGTCTTTTCTTGGTACTGCACCCTCTGTTAATTTTAGACTAATTAATCCTTTTTCTTTAACAGCATATAAAGGTAGTACTGGTTCGTTATTAAAATCTGCATTTAATATATTAGTTATATCAACTGTGCCAGATGCAACCCCACCCACTCCATAATTTAATAAGTATTTATTAGTTTTACCTTCTACAGCTTTAATTTCTACAAAGAAAGCGTTTGAATTACCTAAAGAAGAGCTTATGCCCATTTGGATTCCAGCTGAGATATAGTTACCAGGGACGACGTTAGGAAACCTTAATTTTGTAGAATATGTATAATAACCTTGATCGGATTGATTTGTTGGCAACATAACAGCAGTTGCTCCTGATGAAAATATTGGTACTTGAATTAATCCTGTAGAAGAAGATATTGAAAATGGTTGAGTTAAAGAAAATGTTGATGTGCCCGCTGCATATGTGTAACACTGCATTTTTGAAGATACATCTTTAGTTAATGGATAATGCGTGGTTGCGGCGGTTCCAAACAAACCTCTTTTTACATTCACAAATCTACCTGTAGGTGATTGTGTTATATTAGCTGAACCTTGTGCATTTGTAAATTGAGCAAGTTTATTATTGTAATCAGCTTGGCTAGCAATATGGATGAATGTTGGAACACCATTATCACTAACTATAGACCATTCTTTATCGCCAGTAGAAATTATTTCGCCCTCTATAATGGCATAAGAATCATGGTCAAAAACTGTGGTATAGAAAGGATCGCTTAAACTATTAGGATCTACTCTGTAATAATTTTGAGAAAAACTTGTTATTGGTTCAATAAGATAATTAAATGGAACTAAATCTTCGGTGTCCTGTTTCCATACAACATCTGGAGCTTGACTTAAAATTGTTGTATTTGAATTTTGCAAGGCCAAAGAACTGGTCCAAACGCTCATCTTTCTCTGTGGCTCTCGGTAAAGCATTCTTAATTTACCTGGTTTAGATTTAATGGTTTCATTATAAGTATCAACTACAATACTGCTATCTGTAATTGAATGTACTGAAATATTACTTGAAATAATATTTTTTAGATTTTTAAATCTTAAAACACCAAATTCATCAATGTAAGAACCCACTTGGTAAGCCATGAATGCTTCATGCAGAACATCATATATTGTTTTGTTTGCAGAATCTGCATAAAAATAACCAGCGGTAAGAACCTGGTTGTTATCTGTTAAAACAGAAGTCAATTCATCAAGATTATAATCTGTAAATCCAGAGGAGTCCATAATGTTTGTAAATATATTTACAAGTCCTTGTTCATGAGAAACATAATCATTAACAGAAATAGTTTGTAAGAATTTTACAACATCTAGACAGTTTGCTTTAGCAACTTTAAGATCTGTATTGTCCCAGGTATCAACATAAAATACTCCACCTGGGATAATTCTATTTGCCTGTGTGTCTACAGTTGTATCGGGAATATAATAGTTTACATAAAATTTAACGTTTTTTACAATAAGATTTTTTAAAGGAGTTGTGTAATTTGCATCATTAGCATTAGTTGAAAATATTGATAATGGATAATTATTAGTACCAGACAATGGTATATTACTAAGGTGTATAGTAGCTGTATTTGCAGACATAGATGAAATTGGAAGAGGAGTATTTTTTGCATCAAAAGTTTTTTGAATGTCATATTCAACAATAAATGCAGACAGATCAAGCTCAAGTCTTGGAGATATTTCAACAACTTGCATTCTCTTAAATTCTGACAATACGGTTGCTGAATTTGAAGCATTATATGTCATAGTCTGATAATTAGATATAGGGGTTGAACTAGTCTGTGTTACTACTATTTTATTAAAGGATTGGTATTTACTTATCTGCCCCGCCGAATTAATAGTAGGCATCTGAGACGTGGCATCTGGAGCCCATGTCCATTTGGTTGTGGTCCATGCTGAGCCGCTCCAATACAGCTCACAGAGCCCTGAAGCCTGTATAGCAGACGAATCAAACGTAGTCGTGGAAACAGACGTAGAACCGTTATAAAGGCTTACAGTAAAGTTATCTGGTATTGATTGAGATAAGTTAAACTTAATAATGATTTTATTTGATTTAAGTATTTCTTCATAAGCAGCACCTACCGAAGTTGCTCCGTTTGGAACCTCTGAAACAAAATAATTGTATTTAGAAAGTGGTGATAATAAACCATTTTTATACAAAGGATTTGAGTTTGCAGAAAACAAAGTTTTTGGAGAGTATACTATTGGACTACATGGCATAGCATTTGTCCATTGTGACGGAAATGGAGTATTGTAATCTCCTGGCATTTTAGTCACTTGTCTTGTAACATTTGATATTGAAGCATTGCCAGATGTTACATAACTCTCACCTGGTCGGAAATAAGTAAATATACTATCTGTAGGCCACAAGTTGCCATAGCAATAATCAAAATATGTAATCTGATATATTTCTAGATGACATATTTCTAATCCCCATATGCCATTGGAGCTAAGAGTTGTATTTGTAAAATCTAAAGTTAAATCAAAGTTATTGTACGGATTATCTGTTGGTCTAACTCCCGCTATTGCTGTAACTTTTTGCCAAGTAAAGTTGTCAATACTAGCAAAACTTGTAGCATTAAGATTGCTTGAAGTTGCTGATATATTTGTTGAAAGATTAATGGTATCTGTTGTTAATGATCTTGCATAGAAAACAACTTTGTAGCAGTTTGCAGCAGATTTTGGTAATGCAATATTAAGCGAAGCTTTTGCTTGAAAGTTTGTTACATCTGAAGTATTTTCTACAGTTGTTACATTAACGCCAAACTGAATTGATGATAAGTCTGTAAAAGCACTTGTACTATATCCATCTGTTGTTTTATTTAATGTAAGCTTAGGGTTGGAATATGTATTCCATCCCGCCGTACTTGAAAGTGAAGGTGCAATATTTTGACCTGTACCGCTAAAACTTACATATGTATTATAAACTAAATTGTAATTCCACTCTGCGGAAATTAATGGAAGAGTTTCTGTAGTATTATTTTCAAAATAATTTTTTACAGATTGCGTACCTAGCATTATATCTCCGTAAATTCTATTTTAAGATTTACGTAATCGTAACCTTGTCTTCTCTTTAAAACATCATATGTAAACGTAGTCATGTATGCATGATAAATTTGTCCCGCCGTATTTGCTGAATCTGTATAAGAACTTGCTGGAAGTGCGGGTATAGTAGATAAACTTGCTGGTTCTTGTGCATACATAAGCTTTACATAAACTGGTTGGAATGCATTAATTTCATAGAATGCTTTAATCCATGCTGCGGCATGAGCTGTATTTGTAGGATTTGATGGATTATAGTCAACAAGATTAGAGTCAAGTGTTGGAAAGTCTCTCCAGTCAGTAGTTATAACAAATTTTCTAGCTACAACATACTTGCGAAGTGTGCCATTTGCCATTCTGTCTGCTTGTTCAACAAGAGAATATGTGATACCAATAGGCTGGCGGTTATGGTCAGAAAGCTTATACCAAGTTCCAGTTTGAGCAACAGGATCATAATCTATAGATACTTGAACACCGATAGGTATGGAATAATTTCCATTAGGATAGTTACTCATTATATCTTAATCCTTCTATTGCTTGATGTCATGCTATCTATTCTCTTTATACTATCTGTAACTGCTTTTACTATTTCATCAGTATTTGCACTTGTTTGAGCATTTACCGTAATATTATAAACAGCTCCCCCTATTGTACCAGACGCTGCGGGTATAGATGGTGCACCTGCTGTTGCAAATTTAGGATTAAATGTACCTTGATTTATTGAATCCATAAATGCTGTGCCATATCTAGAAACTGATGATGCTTTAGTTATATATTCTCCAGCTGATACTCTCAACATCCCGCCATTTGCATACCTTGCAAGAATTGAATCTGAAGTTCCAGTACCTGGTCCTACCAGCAAGCCACCCGATGCTTTCCCTGATGTTGCCCATTGCTTTATTTCTTCAGGAGTGGCTGGATTTCCATACTGATCAATTGCAACCATAGAATTAGTTTTTTTATCATATGCATATCCATAAGGGGCGTACTGGGTTGCACCCCTAGCTCCTCTTCCTATTTTTTCTTGAGGTAAACCACTGCCTCCACCATTTGCAGTGTTAGTTGGTGCACTTGCAATAGAAACATATAAAACTTTTCCGCCAGGTGTAGAAAATTGCGTTAAATCAACTGCAGACAAAGCTGTTTTTATTTGATCTGCTAATCCTTTGCCCGTATCTTTACCAGCTATATTTTTTAAATTTGTTTGTGCTGTAGACAAAGCATCTGTTAATGTTTTGTTTTGAGCAGAGTTAGAAGCAACAGTTTTAAAATCTGCAACTAATTGATCTAAATTAGCAACTTCTGCGGTTAAATTATCTTTTTGATCTTGTAAAGATTGTTGTTGGGTATCTTGATTATACTTATTTGTATTTCCAGCTTTTTGTTGCTGCAAAAGAGCTGCTTGCAAGAAATTACCCGAAGCTTGTGCCATTCTAATTTGATTATCTAAATCAGCTTGAGAAAGATTATATTGTTGTTGTGCTTGCAATTGCTGAGTTTGTTGTTTCATTAAAGTCAATTGTGCATCAAGTGCTTTTATTCTAGCTTTATCATTTGTAAGCAAGTTTGACTGAGCTGTTGAAAGACCTGCCGTTGCACTTTGTTGTACATTATTATTTACTATTGCAGCTTGAGCAGACTGAACAGAAGATAATGCTGCATCATATTCTGAAGCAGCAGTAGTTTGTACATCTTTTGTTACTGCTTCTCCTAAAGCCTGAGCAAATCCACTATTAGTTTTAGCATTTGTTATTGCTGAAGTATCAACACCTAAATTATTTAGTCTTAATACCTCCATAATTTGAGGTACAGATGCACCCAATGTTCCCATCTGCGATACAGCTTGACTTGCTGAAACATTTACTCCTGATAAAGCTGCAGCTAAAGCATTAACAGCACTTACAGTATTTTGTGTAGAAGTATTCATTGCTTGTAGTTTAGCTATAACAGTAGAAATAGGTGTTGAACTATTTGAAATAACATTTGAAGTTGAAAGCAAGCTATCTGCATAAGCTTTTTGTTGAGTATTTAACATGCTATAATCACTTGAAGTAACAGGAATAAAACCATTTGTTGTTGTTAATTTATTAAGCCAGGTCTCGGTGGCTGTAGAGACATCTTGAGTATTTTTTGTTACTTCTTTTAATGCGGCATTTAGATACTGTGTTTGTCCAGCATATGTAAGTAAATCTGTAACCATATGTGAAACTTTAGAAGGATCCATTCCATTTGCTACTTGTGCTGCTGCATACTGTTCTACAGTGCCAATTACGCCCTTTGCATCTGTCCCGCCCTTCAACAAATCACCAATCTGCTTTAAAGAATCTGTTGGTTTTAATTTAGCAATATTTGCAACATCTTGTGCGGTTTGAGAAAGAGCTTGTGCAGTTTGTTTTGTTCCAGTATTAAAATTGTATGTTGCTTGTGTAGCATTTATCATGCTACCGCCATATGCGGATATAGCATCAGAATTTGCTTTAAATGAAGATGATATAGCAGCATTATGTGCTTTTACTTCATCCATATATTTAATAAGTTCTTTGGTAGCTACTGTAACCCCCGCCACACTAGCTGCGATAACAGCAAGTGGTCCAGCCGCTGTAGCTAAGCCTGTCATCATTGCAATACCAGCGGCATTTGCACCCATTGTAACTCCAGAGCCTAGAGTATTTATGGCAGAGTTGCTGCTACTTGACATAGTTTGACCAAGCATGGTTCCGCCTAGCATTAGGCCTATGCCCATACCACCATTGCTTGTTAGCTTGTTCTTCATTCTTTCCATGAACGTAAGGCCTGCAGCATCACCTGCTACCCCCGCAGCTTCGCTAAATACACTTGTTTCTGCAGTTATTGCCTCTGCCGAAGCTGTTGCAAGCCCTGGCATACCAGCCTCAATGGTTGCCTGCATAGGAGTTATGAAAGACTCTCCAGTTTTTACTCCTGCCGCTTCAATGCTTTTATCTTTACCGATTGTAGTACCCAAAACGGTATTAATTGCATTTGCAGCTGCTTGATAAGTTGATTTTGCTTGCTCTATAATTTTTGCTCTAGCTTTTAAGAAAAAATCATTGCCTTGATGAAAGAAAACATTTCCTTCACCTTCTGCTTTATAAGCAGCAATCTGAGCTTCGTTACGACCAGGTACTGATAAGCTTATTGGATTTGTTTTTCCGCTTCTGTTTGCATAGTCTGGATAAGCACTATATTGAGTATTTGCCTGCTCCCACGTAGTAAGCATATCTGCATTACCTGTTGCTGCTGCTCTTTCACGAATTATTCTATCTGAAACTGAAAACAAAGGACTGTTTTGATCAGTTATTTTTACTCCTGCTTCATCAAGAGCAATTAACTCTGCTTGAAGAGCATTATTAATTTCAGCTTTTAAATTATTTGCTTCTTCTTCGCTAACAATTCCTTGACCAGCTTGATCTTTCATTTTAATAATAGTATCTAGATAGTCGGACGTGCTTGTTTTAAATTTAGTTACAGCATTATTGATTTCTTTTGTGTATGAAGTCATGCTGGTTATTATTTCTTGACCAGTTACACCTGAGTTTGCCAATCTTGTATTTAGGCCATCTATGTTAGTACCATAAAAACCTGTAGGTGGTTTTAATTTAATAGCAGGTTTTGTAATTCCTAAAGCTTGTCCTGTAGGTGTTGAAACATATTTATAATCTTCTTTTTGAACTCTATAAAAAATTCCTTCTGGGCCAGTGACCCCGCCTTCGCCCACTCCATTTACGTTTGCAAGATTTGCTGATGTTGCAGCAACTGCTGCTGTTTTTGTAGCTATATCGCCAGTGCCTAATGACATTGCACTTGACATTTCGGACAATGAAACTGTAAGTCTTTCAATTGCTTGGTTTAATAAATCTACTGCATCAACGTCATTAACTATTTGATTTGAAAACAACTCTGCTGCTTTTTGAGATGCAACTATCTCTGGTGTAAGTAATTCTTTAAGGCTCATACCGCCATTTGCAAGCTTTGTTACTAAACCAACACCTTTAAGTATATAGCCAGCAAAGTTAGATAAAAGACCAGTTAACATGATAAGAGGTCCAGCTAACGCTGCACCTATTACAAGAAAACCAAAGAAGCCTTTGAGTGGTGAAGGTAAACTACTAAACGCTTTACCGATTTTATTTGCAACACCCAAAATCATTGATCCCATTTCAACAAACTTTTGTCCAATAGGGTAAAGTGTTGCTTTAAACCCTTCTAATGCTCTTGTCCATTGTGCAGATACAGAAGATGTTGCTTGCTTCATTTCTTGATTTGCCAAGTCTGCTAACTGACTTGATGTAGCTCCTGCAACTTTTAATGCATTAACTGTTTGGCTCCCCGCCTTGCCAAAGTTGTCAATAAGAGCAGAAATACGAGCAAATTGAAACTTACCAAATAACTTTTCAATAAGTTGTTCTCTTACAAGTGGAGATAAACTCTGAAGAGAAGCTTGTAATGCTTGAATCATTTGTACTGGTCCGCCAGCACTCTTTATTGAGTTTAAGTTAATACCAAAAGACTCAAACTCTTTTACAGCTGCAGATGTTGGGGCAATTATAGATGCCATTGCAGACTTTAATGCGTTGGCAGATTGAGCTGCTGGAATTCCAGCTTCACGCATTGCAAGAAGCATGACTGCAGTATCTTTATATGTTCCGCCTAATTGTTCCATAATAGGACCAACTTTTGGAATAGCGGTTGTCATATCTGTAAGCGACATTGTTGTTTGCTTTTGAACGTCAGACAAAAAGTTAACTGCATTTGCCAAATCATTAGTACTTACTTTATAAACATTTTGCAAAGCAACAATTGCATCCGTTGCTTGCTGAGAATCAACTCCTCCAAGTTTTGACAAACGTTCTGCTTGAGTTGTTATATTAAGAAGGTCTTGACCTTGTTTACCCATAGCTGCAAAATTTGCTGCAGTTTTAACTGTTTCTGTTTGGGCTATACCCATGGTTTGTGCAATTTGAGTCCCAAGCTGGAGAACTTGTCCAGATATTTGATTAAGTTGTGCTTGTGATGGAGGAGTAAGACCTTCTCCATAAAGTCTTTGAAGTCTTGTAAGTTCTACGTTTGTTTGTTGGAATGATTTAACTGCTGCTGCACCAAACATAACCATAGGCATTGTAAGACCAACTGTTAATTGGCGACCCGCCCACTGTGTATTCTTACCAAAGTTGATAAGGGCTGTTGATCCACCATCAATAGCTTTCTGCATCAACATTGCCTTCATTGTAACAAGGTCTTCTGCTTGAGCTACTTCATTAAATGCTGTTGGGGTATATACATCTAGAAAACCCTGTTTATTTTGTATTACAACAGAGTTATTTAATTTTACTTGGGATTCTGCAAGAGCATTCATTGATGCTGTTGCTTGTCCTGCTTTTCCTGTAATTATATTGAAATAATCAGAAAGTTTTAATTTACCCGCAACAAGTGCTGTGCCAAACTTTTCAGTTTCAGAAGCCATCTTAACAGTTTGCATTGTAAACTGTCCAGTAGACAGCATTGTATTTTTAAATGCTGTCTGAGCTGCTTGTAAATCTTTTGTTAATTGCGGACCTAAACCTACGCCCGCCACACCTTTATTAAGTGCATCAACTTGTACTTGAAGGGATTTTATTTGAGCATTAACCGCAGAGAAGTCGCCAAGTGCAACTATATTTAATTCTATCTTTGCCAAGTTATGCTCTCACCCCCTGTTATTCCATTGACATAAAGCCTAAGCCTTCGCCAACTCCAAAGCCTTCTTTGGATGCAATATTTGCATTCCGAAGAGCTGCAACATCTTCTGGCTCTTTATTACCTTCTTCAAGGTCTACACCATTGATTGCTGCAAAGAACTTCATTTGTCTTTCTTCTTTTTCCCTTATTGCTTTTACCAAAGCATTAAGTTCATTGATAGAAAGATTTTCCTCTAGTTCATCAAAATTTTTCCAATGACCTAAAGAAAAAATCTCAGACTCTAAGGAGCTTAGATCTAGTTCGTCCCAACTAGAGCCGCTCCCAGAAGGTTTGGGTCTGTGAGCTTCAAACCTCCAGCAACTTCAAGAATCTTCATCATAGTAGGAGTGTCAATAACTTCCTCAAACTTGTCTTTATCAGCAAGATCTTTTCTTCCTAGACCATCTACACATATAAGTGCTGCTTCTACAAACTGGTCCATAGCATCTAGCTCTGTTTTATTTTCATCAATTCCCATGGAGTTTACAACTTCCATGAACTTTCTTAACTGTTTAATAGGCAGTGGTTTTAGAGTAATGGTTGAACCATCACTTATTTCAATATCTACTGTATCATATACTGTTGTTGCCAATTTATAGCTCCTTTGTTGTTAGTTAAATTATACCAATATAATTAGTATAAACAAACTCAGAACCCCCGCCTTTCGGCAGGGGTCTGAAATCTATATTAAGTTGTAATTTAGTATTGTTTAGAATGTGCCGTAGACACGATCAATAACAACACCATATTCTGCACCAGCGTATGCTGGATCAGAATCAGGCAAGCAACGGAAGTTCACTGGGAACACTGTTGCTGCATCACGCTTCAAAGCATGCATTGTTGTATCAATTGAAACAACACGACGTGCAACGTAGACACGCTCTTTCTGACGAGCAACTGTAGTAACAGAACCTGTTCCTACTGAAACGACTGGTGTAGCACCGCCGTTAGATGCTGGATCATTGAAAGCCTTTGATGTACCAATTTGTGCTGGAGCTTGTCCAACTGCAATAAGCACACGCTCTACTGGAGCATCTCCCAAAGCACCTGCTGCAATGTTTAATGTTGCTGCTGGAGTATCTGGAGTGCTGTTAACGTTAGAATCATTATTAAGAATTGCTGGAACGTTTACAACTGAGCCAGTTGAGTTTGCAACATAGTATGAATCCATTTGACCCCATGAGAACTGAAGGTTCTCAAGAGTTGCTTCTGTAAGTTCGGTCTTCAATAAAACTTTAAGTGTTTGCTTGAAAATACGAGCTGCGTCCAAAAGCTGATCAACCATTACTTCACCGTATGTTGGTTCATAAGAAACTTCAAGACCTGTGTTTGTGTATCCAACTTCACGATATCCGTTATTAGGATTCAAAAGTCCTGAACGTGCTGATGTGTTTGTTGGCAAAAGGGTTGTAAGATCTGATTGATATGTTGTTGGGCGACCTGTGTTATTTGAGCTGTTACCAACAGACACGAATAGAGATGCTGCACCAACGATTACGTTTTTTGTACTTGTAGCCATTTTTTATTTCACCACCTTATTTATTTTAAAAATTAAACCAAAAAATATGACGTGCTTCCTCATAGAAAATCATAGCATCAAACGGATATAACTCAAACTTTAGATATATCGCCCAGTGTTGGTTGCTGTGCCCTCATCTACTTCACGGGTATAAGTATAGCCTATGGACATGTCACCACTCATATAACCGCCCTCATCAATAAAGGGTTGGACGGGATTAGCTGATTCCAGCTTAAAATACAAGAATTTAAATGGGCTGTTGGCAGCGTGGGCCACATCATTTATATCAGCAGCAGAAAGCTCATATCTTCTAAATAGATCTGTAAGGAAGTTAATAATAGATATAATCTGTGAATTGCTTCTAGATATAATTTGCATAACCATAGATTCTTCAGAAATCCACCATTGAACCCCATAATTTTTTTGAATAATATCATAGGTTATATATGTTTTACCAGGCAAAAGGTTGTTGAATTCTGGTACTTGTTGTGACGGTACTATAGGTATTAGTGGATCAGAAAAACCATCAGCATAATAATCTTGTGGATCTAAAAGACCAACTCTTTGAAGTTCCGCCCATATAGCATTTCTTACATCAAATGCAGCTATTTTTGAATAATCTATTGTCATTTAATTGTAGCCCCTAAATCAACTTTATTTACAAGATTTGTAACTGCATTTCTTACAGCAGAAAGACTTCCTTTAGCTGTGCTTGAGTTTAATGCATTTGAAACATCATTAGCCAAAGACTCATAAAACCCAGAAGCATCCATAACTGTATTTGCTTTTGTAGTATACCATTCAAGCATATAACTAGCAAAAGCATTTTTAGTGTTGATCCCGCCTGGATGTAATATATTTACTTGTGTGCCTGGCTTTATAAAAGTTATTCCATTATTTCCCATAAAAGCTAAAACTCTTTTTGCTGAAAATGAAACAGGTGTTCCTGATTCCATAACTTCTGCCTTATTTCTAAATATGTTTCTTCTTGAAACAACTTTGCCTGTTTTTCCTGGAGTCAAAAGTTCTGGACTTATAGGTACTGGCATTTTTGATTGTAAAAAATTTGTTGATACTACAAGGTTTCCATAAAGTATCTGACTTCTTTCAACGACAAAAAGTCTACCAGCTGGACTTCCTATTTGACCCCACTCATAAACATGGTGCATTTTTTTAGGATTAAGTCTTGCATAGTTATCAACGTCAATCACAAATCTCTCACCTGTAATTGAAAATATAGCTTTTGATAGCTGAGTTAAAACAGAAGGGTTTTTTAGTTCTTCTAATCCGCCCAGCCAATCTGCTAGATCTGAGCCTATTTGAGCTGCATTAACCTCAAGCTTGACTGTCATCTTGGACTTCACTTCTTAGAAGAACTGCTTCATAATAAGCAATTTTTCCAAATGGGTCTAGGACAGCGTGAGAAGCAGTAACTTCAAAAATAGTGTCTGGCTTATCATATTTATCTACTTCAACAAATATTTGTTCATTTGTACTTGTTCTAATATTGGTGACACGCCAACGCTTGCTAAGCAATTCAAAACCATACATTTTAAGCTGCATTTTTTCATCATAAGTTAAATCAGAACCCCTGCTAAAAGATTTATTATCACTTCTAGTTGAAGCACCACGCATTTTAACTGGATCAACTTTACACTGAACCGTTCTATCATATAACCATTGACGCTTTATGGCACCCGTTGAATCTTGAACATTTTCTTGTATGTAGATATCTGCCTTCATATTAAAAACAGAGCCAGTAAAAGATCCATTTGTCTTTGATGTAAACATTAGATTATCACGATATTTGCTTTACGGTATTGATCAAGTATATTGTCTACAACAATATTTCCTGTACCGTCAAAAGCTCCGCCGCCCATTTCAAATGAAATTTCACTGAGGTTAACTTTAGACAAATATTTATTTCTCCAGTTATAATCGTTTGAAAGAATATCTTGAATTAAAAGCATGGAAGCAAGCTTTATATCTTCTGGGACATACTTATAACCCACTTGACCAACAAATCTATATAAGTATCCATCTCTAAAACGACCATACTCATAAATCTCTGGGTCCATCTCGTTGTTCCAGCCATCTGGCCAAGCTGGGTACCATATTCTAACTTGGTATCCTGTTGGACTTATTTCAGTATTGTATCCGAATGTATCGTAAACTGGATTTTGAGTTCCATCATAAACCAATATTTGGTTTTCCCAAATTTGATCAATTCTTAACATTCTTTCTGTCAATTGGATTGTATTGCCACCAATTGCATATATCTCTTGAGCACCATAATAAGTATAAAACTTAATGCCCGTATATCCTTCAATAATAGTTCTTGCAACTTTTTCTGCACTGACAATAGATTTTGGATCCATATAATTTATTTGTGATGGGATTGAACCAAAACCTAGAAAGTCTATAGTTTCTGAAACCGTAGAATATGGAGTTTCGATGGAGTAGAAATCAGTTTGAACAGTTGAGACACCATTTACTGTATAACTCCATCGAATTTCCAAAGTTCTGTTAATATTTGTTATTGCGGGGGTAAGCAAGAAAGAATAAACACCAGCGGGGTTTTCATCCACGGCATTAAGTCCCGAAAATCCTGTTATTGGATTTGCATCATTATCAGCATCATATATTGACAATGTTGGAAGGCTATCCGCTTGGGCTAGAACTCCATTATTAAAGACTTCTAGTTGTATCTTTTCCTGACTATTAGTGTTGATTGTTTGCAATCAGAACACCCCCTATTTTTTATTTATGCGTAGTATTCCTGAGCTTCTCTCGGGGTAGCAATACGGAACCCGTCCTGAGTATCAAAAATCTTTTGAGCATCTGTTTCTGACATTGCAACAAATGGGTGCTCTTGAGAAAACTCAAAGCCCATTGTCTGATATGAATGATTATTTCTTTCCATTTTTACAAGGATCTGATTTGCTGTTTTTGACATAATCTTACTTTCTCTCTTTTTCTTTTCGTTCTCTGGAATCTCAATATCTTGCTTTTCTGCATTATCAAACTTAGCATACATCTGCCAAGTAATGCCTTCTTCTTCAAGAGCTGCAATGATTTCTTGTTTTGACTTTAATCCTTGAGTTTCAATAGCAAAAGAATCTGCTACTTTTCTCAACTCACCAATTTTTAATTCTGTAAATGACATTTGACTTCCTCTCGTCATTGTTAATTATATCAGAAAATGGCTAAGGGAGCTACCTAAGTAACTCCCCGCCTTGCAACTAATTAAAAATTAGTATGTGTTTCCGTTTTGTCCACCTGTTACATTGGCGCCGTTAATAGCGGAACCGAATGAAGGAGAAGACATAGTAGAACCTGCAACCTTAACGTTCTTGACGATAACGTGTGCATCGTAGTTTTCCATTACGCAACCAACACGAATGAATAGTGTGTATTCAATTGTGTCTTTCTTTGGCTGGAACAAACGATAGACTGTTACATCACGCTTGATACCGATGATAAAGTTCTGTGGGAATGTCAAGTGGACATCACCATGGTAACCTGAAGCACCAGAATAGTCTCCTGCTACGGTCTCGTTGATCAACGGAACGTTGATAACTGGGATACCGAATGCAAAAGGAGTTACTGTTCCTGGACCACCATCGTTAGCTGCAACATCACCACGGATGATACCTGAAGCGATATCAAATGGGTTTGCTGAGCCAGCGTTAGCTGTCAAATTGAACAAGTAGTCCTGAACCAAGTTCGATCCTGTGAAGAAGCGAAGTTGATTACGGCGTTGCTTGTACTTACGTGGAAGGGTCTTAATAGCTTGGTTAAAGACTGTTTTATCAAGTCCGTATCCATTAGCGTCTACAACGTGTGCGTTGTTAAGAGCCAATGTGCGGAAACCTGCGAAAGCTGACATCAAACCTGAACCAGTTCCAGTACCGTTAATAAGGGTATCCTCAATATCGTTACCAGCCTGGGTAGCCATAAGACGTGCAATGTGATCCTCT